CGTCCAGTTCGGCGGCAACTGCACCTGGAAGTTGAGCGTGCCGCTCGTCGACGTGCGCTGCGCCGGCAAGACCGACACGGGAGTTGGGAGCGGGTTGAGCGGGTCGCCGTTGTAGATCGCGATCTGGAACTGGCCGAGCCACGACACGTCGCCGCTAACGCCCGCGAATGAATACGATACGCTGAAGCCCAGAATGATCGTCGTCGCGCCGCTCGGGCTGAGCACGGTCGGCGTGCCCCATGTCACCGAAAGCGATGCGGTATTCGGCGGAGAGTCGGACGAGACGAAATTGGACGCGAGCGTTTCGATGTCGGTTTGCGCCTGGCCGCCTGACTGCATCGCAAACCCGAAATCGTACGCAATCCCGTTTGCCGCGTCCGGGAAGTTGAGCACGTATTTCCCGTTGGCCGACACGACGCCGTTCTGCAAAACCGCACCCGGCGACGAGGACGCATCTCGAGGAAGGTCTTGGCCGAGTTCGAGCCAGTCCGGCTGACCGTGCTGGCGGTAGACGTAGACCATCTTCGCGTACGAGCCGTCTTGCGGCTGATTCGTGACCTCGAACGCGATGGAGATCTGCGCCGCGATCTGACCCTTGTTCGAGATCGTCGGGCTGCCCGTCGTGAACGTCGGCGTGTACTGCGAGCCGCCGATGAAATACGAGCCCGGCACCGAGATGAAGCCAATCGCGGCCTTCTGCTGATACCCGACGATCGCGCCCGAGTGCGACGTGAATATCGCGTAGAGGATGGCGCCGGAGACCACGGTCGGATCGTTCGCCTTGACCGTCCACGTCGTGTCCGGATTCAGCCATACGTAGCTGACCATTGGCCCCTGTTGGACCGGTACGCCGTTCGCGTGATTCTTCAGGAAGATGCCGCGAATGTGCGTACCGTCGGGCGCCGAGATGACCTCGACGAGTTCGTAGTTGGCGCCGGCATCGATGCCCACGAACGACCCCGTGCCGAGTCCGGACGAGGACACGACAGGCACCGTCTGTGCGGAGCTGCTGCCGGTGATGCCTTGCGTCGTCGACGTGTCGACGGTTCCACCGCCCACGGTGAAGGCGGACGACCCGCCGCAGAACACCGGGTTCGTGCCGAGTGTGAAGACCGCGAAGAACTTCGGCGTGCTGACGACGAGGCCGCTCCACGTCACGCCGTTGAACGCGTTCGAGTCGACAAAGTACTGATCGAGGCCGGTCAAAAACCCGGAGCCCGAGAACGCGTTCGAAAGCGCGTTCGCCTTCTCTTTCAGCGCCGTCGACCAATCCGGTTCCACGGCGCTGAACTGTACGAGCTGCCAGCGGTCGAGCTTATCGAAATCGATCACCGTCTGCACGGACGTGCCGAGGCCGTAGATGGGGGGCACGGGTTCGTTCGTCGTGGCCGGGCTCGTCGTGCTTTCGTTCTCGAAGCCCGCAACCGTCGTGTTGGCGATCGCGCGCACGACGTCGCCCTGCGTCACGCCCCCGACGTTGGCGGGGATGTTGTAGAGCTGATCGTTGCGGGTGAAGACCTGGAATTGCTGATTTGAGCGCGCGATCGAGAACTGGTTGAGGAGTCCGGTGGCATAATTGGCGCAATCCTGCGACGTCTTACAGCCCAGATTATTAACCGGCTGCCCGTCGATCTGGAAGCCGTAGAACTCGATCGAATCGGGATCATCGACGATGGCCGAGACGGGCTGTTTGGTCGTCGGATCCTGGTCACCGGTCGCCTTCAGCGCGTTGTAGATCCCCGACACGTCCTCGTCGTCGATCTGCACCGCGACGGGAACGAACATCGCGGCGTGCTGATCGAGCGTTACGTTGTACGTGTACGTGTTCGACGTCGCGTCGTAGAGCTTGATGAGCCGCGGAACGAGATCGTGGCCGACTCGCAGCGTCCACACGTCTCCGGTCGGAATCGAGTTGAGGCAGTCCGCGATCTGCTGTGTCGCGCTGTAGTCGGTATTCGAGCCGGAATAGATCGAGCCGACCGTCGGGAAGTTCGACGGGTCGAGCGTGAAGAACGGCCAGTGCCCCGGCGAGAGCTGAAGCAGCGTCTGATAGATGACGGTGCCCGTGTCCACGTTTGCAGCGGCACCGACGTTGAAGGTGCCGTAGGCTTGATCCAGCGCCTTCGCCATGCCGACGAGCGTCACGGTGCCGTTGGGCTGATAGTCGTTCGTCTGCGAGCGTCGGACGATTCTTCCCGTGTAGCGACGGCGTCCGACGAGGGTTCCGGCAGCGTACGAGCCCATGAGACCACCGGCGAGCGACTGGCCGACCTCGATGTATGGTCCCGTCGCGTCCGTGCCGACCTTCGTCACGGGGCAGAGCATCGTCAGCGTGGCGCCGTCCCAAAAGTATGCCTGCTGACCGTCTTCGCCTTGCGCCGGATCGAACGTCCAGATCGTATCCAGATACGCGACGCCGGCGGCCGCGCTCGAGATGTAGTGCCCGTTGGCGAGTTGCGTCTGTTCGGTCAGAAGCGGCAGAGCGAAGATGAGCGGCTGACCGGAGGCGAGCGTCGTACCGTTCGCGTCGAAGACGTAGACGACGGTCGTTGGGCTCGCGAAGGTCGCGGTGGCCGTGAGCTGCTGGCCGGCGGCGCCGTTGGTTGCGTTCAGCGTCGCGTACGTCGTCGTGAGCGTCGGATCCATGATGAGGATCCGCGGCGTGTTTCCGGAGCAGTACGTCGGCTTGATGTAGCCCGAGAACTTGACCGTGCCGGTGACGGTGAATGACGGGCTGTACTGCTTGCCGCTGACCGTAGCGCCGGTGCCGGTGGCCGTGAAGCCGCCTTCTTTCCCGCCCGGCGCTGCGTTGTCGCTCCACACCAGCGCGCCGCTCGAGGTGTCGGTCCATCCGCTCGACGCGTCGTTGACGAGAAGATCGGAGAACGGAACGAGATTTTGCACGAGCGACGACTGGAGGATATTGTCGGCCGTGCTGATCTCGACGATGTTCATGCCGGCCCAGTAGCCGCGCGCGCGCGCTTCCTCAAGGCGAAGCCCCAGAGTCAGTTCGCCCGCACCGCATCCGGAGGGCGTGTCTTCGTACTTCACGGCGCCGCCGGCGAGATCGCCCGTGCTGACGCAGTCCTCAACCAGAATAACGCTCTTGGCCGGGTTCCAGACGGTGATCCGGACGTCGAGCTGCGAGATCGGGGTGAGCGCGAGCGGACGCTCGATGTAGGCCGAGGCGCCGTACGACAGAGCAACGCCGTTGCCGTGAATGTCGGCCGAGGCGCCCGACGCGACGGAACCGGGAGAAACAACGGTGGCCGTCGCGCCGGACGTTTTCGAGCCGCTCGTCTTGACGGTCGCGCTCGCCGCGCTCGTCTGCGAGCCGCTCTTCTGAATGTCCGCCGACGCCGTCGCGGTTTGCGAGGCGCTCGCGCGCACCGTGGCCGACGCGCTCGACGTGACCGATCCCGATGCCTTGATCGTCGCCGAGGCGGTGCCCGTGATCGATGCACTTTGCGCAACGGGAACGAGGATGAGGAACCCCTCACCGTTGCTCATCCCCGAGATCGAGAGCGACAGGTTGACCGTTCCCGAAACCGTCGAGGGCGACGAGTACGCGGCGATGACGTTCGTGCCGTCGTTGCCGAAGTAATCCTGGGTGAAGCCGGTCGGGGTCGACGCGGTGGGGCTCGACGGTGCGGACCCGACGACGAAGATGAACGCGAGCCAGCCGGTTTCGCTATTCGGGACCGATGCCGACAGCGAGATCGTGTTCGAGACCGGCGCGGCCTTCGTCGAGACGGGCGTTGCGCCGGACTGCCCGCTGATTTCGTAGATATAGCCGTCGTATTTGCCCAACGTCTGCGTTGCGGTGACTTGGCCCGCAAGTTCCGAGCCGCCGGCCGTCTTCGTGTTGAGCTGCGCGTTGGTCGTCGATTGTAGCGTCGCGTAGCCCGAACCGACCGTCAGCGCGTTCGCGCCGCGTACGATCGCGACTAAGAGATCGCCCGACGTCGGCGCTGCACCGAGCGTGATGGTGCAGTTGGCATTGGTGCCGTTCCCCTGTCCTTTTTGGACGACAGACAAGGCCATCGAAGAAAGCCTCCTGTCAGTACGCTAGGGAACGATCGAGACTAGGCGGTGGGGTGAGAAACGGAGTCGTCGGCGTAGACGTGCGCGTGCTTCAGCGCGTCGGAAAGCGATGCGTGCTCGAACGTTGCGCCGTCGGGATACGTGAGCACGACGTGCTCGACGCCGTCGATGCGCGTACCGATCACCATCGTCTCTTCGTGCGCGACGACGTGGCCGTTGGCGTCGTACCGCTTCACGTTGCGGTGCCCCCAGATCACTTGCGTGCCGGGATCAACCGGGATCACGTGCGTCGGCAGCTTCTGATGATCGAGTGTTACGGGCGTGACGAAAATCTGGAACGGCTCGAACGGCTCGGTTGCCGCGAAGACGGGTTCGGACTGTTCGACGGTGCGCTTCTCGAAGACCGGATTGTCGGCTTCCTCGAACACCGCGGGTTCGAGTACTTCGATTGCCGGCTCGCCGCGGCCGTTGACGTACGGCCGAGTGACGGCATCGCGGAGAAGCCGCCGCGGGCGACCGCTGACCAGCACGTCGAGTTCGGCCGTGCCGATGACGTTGGGCTTCCACGCGCCGGGCCATTCCGCGATCGGCACGTGATGGTCGCCGCACGGCCCGTCGCCGCAGTCGGTGCGCTCCTTGAGGAGCACCTGACCGTCGCGCACCAGCTCCCAGATGTACGACGCGGTCTTCGGGTCGTTCACCCATGCAGTATGCGCCGCAAGTTCTTCGTCGTGCGCGCGCTTCGCTTCGTCGATTGGATAGTCGGACATCTCAGCTCCAGACGTAGCCGATGGTGAGTTCGGGCGACGCGAACGTGCAGTTGCCGCCCGCAGCGCCGGAGGTCGAGCGGAACTGCGTCACCATGTAGCCCGAGTACGACCCGGACGAGTTGGCCGGCGCGTTCAACGACTGACCGGGCGACGACGTGTTGCCCGTCGTGTTCGAGGTTGCGACCGAGGACGTCGTCGCGACCGGCGTCGCAAACGACGGGTTCGACGCCGCGTCGTAATAGAGCGACACCGTGGACGATGAGCCGGCCGAGTCTTGCGGTGCGGTGGACGAGTAGTAGAACCCGAAGCTGCCGATCGAGTTCGGCGCCGCGCCCGTGCACTTCACGCGGTTGTACTTCTCGTAGGAGTTGTTGCCCGCGGTGATCGGGTTCGAGCTGGAGAGGCTCGACGACGACGCTGAATCGACCGACGCATACGCGATCTGCGGAATGTTGTCCGTGACCGTTGCGCCCGAACCGTTCGATTCGGAGAGCTGGAAGGTGGGTGCCGCCATCGTGGCCTCCTAGTTGCCCTGGTACCGAAGTTGCGGGTTGGACTGATAGCTGCCGGGCACTTCGCCCGCACCGTAGCGACGCAAGACCTGCGCGATATGCTGTGCCACGCTCGCAAGCCCCTGAGGGCCAACGACCGGGCCCGTGATGTTGACGTTGATCGTCGTGCCGTTCGCGGTCTTCGCGGTCGACGACACGGGATAGCCGCCGACGGAAATCGTCGTCGGCGTTTCCTGATACGCACCCGCGGCCGTCGTCGAGCCGGCGAAGTTCGGATACGTGCGCGCGATCGAGAAGATCAAACTCGCGCCGTCGCCACCGGCTTTCATGAACGACTGCATCAGCTGATCGAGCGTGAGATACGACTGCGGGCTGCTCGACGCGCCCTGTGCACCGGAGATCCACTCCTGCCCGATGTTGTGGCCGAAATTGAGCTTCCCTGAACCCGTCGAGCTGATACCGAAGGCGCTCACGTATTCGTTGTACTGAGCCGGCGTCATAATCGAGCCGTCCGGCATCAAGTATTCGCCGTTACTGGTCATCTTCGCGCCGGCGAGCTGCTCCTCGATGAACGAGATGCCGCCTTGTCCCCCGGTTTGGTTGAGGAACGACTGCGACGGATAGAAGCTCTGCCCGTTCGCACCGGCTTCGTGACCGGTCGCGTTTGCGACCCATTGGCCGTACTGCGACGTGTTGAAGATGTCGGGTGACGTCGCCGGCGTCGCACCGCCGCCAAAGAGTCCGCCGAAGAGCGCGGCTGCGGCGACGATGCCGAGGCCCACGGGTCCAAAGGCTGCAGCGAACGGCAGGCCCGCAGACATCACCCACGCGCCGAGACCGAGCGCCGTCGCGATGCCCGCGATCGCGGAGTTCTCGCCATGGCTCCCGCCGGATGCGCCGACGAAGTTGTCGAGCGTTCCGCCGATACCGATCGCGCCACCGATGCCGCCCAGGGCGCCCAGAAGGGCGCCAGCACCGCCGATGCCGCCCAGGGCGCCCAGGATGCCGCCGCCACCGCTTCCGCCGATTGCGGACGCGCCCGCTGCCGCCCCAGCTGCTGCCCCGGCTGACGTGCTGAGACCGGGACCGGCGAGCACCGAGAACATGCTCGTCGTGTCGAGCGAGCCGATGATGCTCCCGGCCTGCGCACCGGTGAAGACGCCCGTGATACCGTACTGCGCCGCAAGCGCCGCAAGCGACCCACCGGGGCTCTGCGCATTGGTAGCCGACGGCGTAGCGTTCTGCTGCGTGACCGTGACGAGTTGTTGCAGGAGCTGGATGACCTGCGCGAACCCGTTCTGGTTCGTCTGATTCACGCCGCCGATGCCGCTTGCGATCGGACCGCTCGTGTCGAGTTGCACCGTCATCGCGTCGGTGTTCTTGGCCGTCGCCGCGGTGTTCGTGGCCGTGTCCGTCGCCGCGGCGATGGCCTTCTGCTGATCCGGCGTCATCTGCGGTGCAGACGGCAGCCCGAGTTCCTTGCCCAAGATCGCAGAGAACGTGCCGGTCGGGCCCGCGCTCGGCAATCCCAACGTGCCGGCGAAGAGAGACGCGAGGACGCTCGTCGCGAGCGCCTTCTCCATATCGCCGAGCACGGTCTTGAACTCGTCGCCGAACGACTTCCACAGGTTCTTGCCCTTGGTCGTCGCGGAGTCCATCAGATCGACGAACTTGGTCGCGAGTTCGGTCGCGTATTTCTCTTGCTCTTGCTCGAACTTCTGTGCGTCGTCGAGCGCCTTCTGATTGATCTCTTCGCGCTTCTTCTCGAGTTCGACCAGGGCTTGCTGGATGCGCTGATATGCCTCTTGGCCTGCGTCACCCATCGCCTTGTACATGGCGAGGTCCGTCTGCAGTTCTTCGATCGCGGCGCTGAGCGAAATCTGCTTCAGGTTGAGACGATCGGTCATGAGCCGGACGGTCGTGTCGGCGTCGGACTTTTCAACCGTTTCAACCTTGGCGAGCCAGTCGTCGATCATGGCCTGCGTCGCGCCCTTGTGCGCGGCCAGCCAGCGACCGATATCCAAGATCATCTGATCGGACGACTCTTGGTGCGCCTTGACCTTCTGCTCTTCCGACGCCACGAAGGCGCGGTAGAGGTCCTCGAAGGCTTTCAGCTCGTCCGCTTTGGCCTGCGCCTGCTTCACGCGGTTCTGCTCGAGCAGCGTCGAGTTCTGTTCGATGGTCGAGTTCAGTTGGTTGAGAGACGCGCGGGTCGCGTTCAGGGCGGTCTCCGCCTGCTCGTGGGCGCGGCGGAGTTCCTCGACGTGCTTCGTCTCTTCCGGCGTGTTCGTCGAGCCGAGCGCGTTCTTCGTGGCGTCGTACGCCGCGGCGGTGCGCGTGACGGCCTGCTGCTCCGCGTTGAACTCAGCGGTGAGCCGCATCTTTTCGTTCGTGAAGTAGATCTGCTGAGCGGACAGTTCGGAGATCGCGTGCGTCGCGTCGGCGTAGACGCGGTTCGCGTACTCCTGTTGAGCAGCGGCCTTCTGCTGCGGGTCCGCGATGGCGTCGATCTGCGCCTTGAGCAGCGCTTCGGCTTGCGTCGTCGCCTTGAGTTGGTCCTCGAGGTTCTTTTGAACCATAGTGAAGGCTTGCGCCTTCTGCGATGCGTCCTCGGGCAAGTCGGGAATCGGCGTGGAGCTACCGGCCTTCGCGTTGCCCATGATCGGATTGTTGCCGAGGGGCTGATTGCGGAACTCGTCCAGCTCTTTACGCGCGTGCTCGATGTCGGCTTTGATCTTGTCCGCGATCTCGCCGACGCCGAGGTTGACGATCGTGTCGCCCATCGACGAGCCAGGCGCGTTCCAATCACCGAAACCGCCGCCCTTGAGACCCTGCACGCCGCCGGTCTTCGCAGAGACCGTCGGCTCGATCTGGTCCTGGGGCATCTTGGTCCAATCAGCTTCTTTCTGCTGATACCAAGCGATAGCGTTCTTCGGCGCATTGAGGACCTGGCCGGTAAGGTCGATCCATTTCTTTGCAAACTCGTAGTAGGCCGCGATGGTGTCGATGAACTCGCCCATCTTCTCGGTCCACTGATTGATGCTGCCGAGAATCTTGGGGCTGCCGTCTTCGAAGCTCTTGGCGAAGGTTAACGTGAGGTCGGCGCCCACCATTAAAAGCGGGAGCAACTCAGTGCCAAGTTCTTTTGACGTTTCTTCGAAGGTGTTCGTGACTTGCTTCCAGCGCCCTTCGTACGTGTCAAGCGCAGCCGTCGCCTGACCCTGCATGTCGCGAGCAAGCTGATCGAGTACTTCTTGCAGCGTCCCGTGACGCGCGATGATGTCCTTCAAGTTCGCGTCGAGCTGAACGAGACCGCGACCGCGACCGGCTTCCGCCTGCATGATGCGGTCGACAACGTCCATCAGCGAAATATGCTTCGCCGCGGCGGCGTCAGTCGAGATAGCGACGATCTTTTGCGCGTCGGCGAGAGAGATGCCAGCCGTCGTCAGTTTGTTGAGCGCTTCCAGCGCTTCGCCTTGAGAGAATGTCGTCGACTCTTCGATTGCCTTCAAGTAGCGCTCGACGCCGTTCTGCGTCGTCTCGTTCCACGCAGCGCCTTGGTTCTTCACCGCGACACCAAGCGACGTCATCTGCGCCTGGAACTTAGCCGCCTCATCCACGCCGTCTTTGAGGAACTCGATCCCCGCACCGAGACCGAGTAACGCACCGCCGACGAGAAGGAGCGGACCAGCCGCGGCGCCGACCGCATCGAGCGCTTCGGTGAATCCGAGGACGCGCTCCGTCGCTTCGCCGGTCTCGAATCCGAAGGCAGCGAACGCACGAGCAGCCGCGTTCGTCGCGACTTCCGTCTTGCCAATCGTCGCGCCGAGAATGGTCTCGGCCTCGGCGTGCGAGGTTGCGGCGCCGGCCGCCGCGCGGTGCCCATCCGTCAGGGCGGGGAGCGTCGCCGCGCCCGTCGCACCCATCTTCGCCAGGTCGGCTTCGATCTGCACCAGGAGCGACTCGACGCGACCCATGTCTGCCGTCGCCGCACCGGCTTCGGAGTTGATGGTGACGTTCAGCGTCTGGTCAACAGACACAGAGCACCTCCGTCATTTCCCGAAAAACGTCTTCATCACAGCGATCGCGATCTCGTAGGCCGTGCGTTTCGCTCGCTCGTCTTCGAGTTCGTCGGCAACGAACAGCCAGAGTTCAAGCTGCTCGGAGGTTAGGTCGTAGAATCCGTCCCAGGTGAGTTCGGGTCGGACCCGCTTGATACGGCCGAAGGCGGACGCGAGGCCGATTGCCGCGCCGCCGCTACTGCGTTTTTTCGGCGCGCGTTCTCCGTGTTGCACGCACCGACGATCTGCATCATGATCACGCCCAACAGTGCCGGATCGAGTCCTTCAGCGAGGTGCTCGATCGACGGCCGATAGTACGTGACCGGCCGCTTCTTTTTCGGATTTTGCGGATCAGTGATCCATGCTTCCCACGGTTCCGTGTACGTCGCGATCTTCGAAATCGTGTGACGGCCGAGGTCTTGGACTTCCGATCGCTGCACGACCGCATCGACGTAGTGAGAGCGCTTGCGGAGAAACTCTTCGTCCGTCGAGATGACGCGCATATCGCGCAGAAGACCTTGGACGAGCTGATAGTACGCCGACGCGTTATCGAACACGCGACGATGCTCGATGTCGCGCAGCGAGAACTTCGTGGGAACCTCGATCTCGTGCTCTTCAATGCCGCCTTCGGCGGTTTCGAGCGCGAGCTTGTATTTCCACGATTCGGGGCCGAGGACGAGCCGCTGATACTCAGGGTCCGCCATGTCGGGGCCCTTGGAGGCCGCGGCTTTGTCCGCAGCCTCCTTCAAATCCTCAGAAACGGTTTCTCCGCGAAGGGATTCCGCTCGCGCTGCCGCGAGCGCCTCCGCACGTTCCTTTGGATCCACTCTCAGTACGCCGTCGAGTTTGCGTTGCAGACGGTCACGGTCAGCGAATCGCCGGCGCCGGGTACCGACTGCTTCGGCGTGAACGTGACGTTCTGCTCGAGCGCGCCCGAGACGACGTGCGGGACCTCCGCCGCTTCGATCTCGCAGTTTGGGAAGTAGAACTGGATGAAGTACGGCAGCGAGAGGACCGTGTCGACGATGTCCGACGCCGCGATCAGGAACGTCATGGGCACGCCCGTGACGACCGAGCCGGGAACCGTCGGCGTGCCGCCGAGACCGCCGTTGAAGAACAGCCGTTGGATCGAGTCGTCTTCGAAGCCGAGCTTCATCGTGCCAGAGAGCTTGCGCTGACCGAGCGGGAAGTCGGTAACGAGTCGGCCCGAGCCTGCGCTGCGGCGGTTCTTGCCGAGCTGGTTGTTGAGCGACCACGTCGCAGAAAGGACGTCCGGCGACACGGAGCCCGTGCCGACGACGACGCTGTTGATCGACCACGCCGTTGCCGAGGCTTCCATCTTGTACGGCCCCAACAGCCCCTGCGTGGGCGTAACCGGCGAGCCGTCGAGCTGGAACTGCTGCGCGAGGATGGTGAAGTCGCTCATCAGGTTCTTGGCTGAATCGAGCTGGAACTTCACCTGGTCGACGGAGCAGCCGAGGAAGTCGACGGTGTCGATCGTGCCGCGGTTGCGCTGGAGCGAGAACGACGGCAGCACTTTCAGCTTACCGAAGGTGAAGACGTTCTGATAGGCGACCGACGAAGCCGCGATCTTGACGTTCGTCGAATGGTTTTTCGAGAACACGGCTTTGAGCGTCGAACCGCCAGAACCGGCGAGCGCGACGACGGCTTCGTAGCTCGTCGCCGAGCCGTAGTCGACGTAGACCGTCTGACCGGGAAGGATCGAGCCCGAGGTGTTCGTCGTCGTGACCGTCTGCGCCGAGCCCGACGACGTGATCGCTGCCGCGATCGTGCCGTACTCGCCGACGATTTGAATCGTCGCGCCCTTCGAGTGGTTGTTGGCGAACGTCGTTGCGAGGAGTCCCGTGTACGACGAGCCCGTGCCGGCGATGACGACTTCGCCCTGCGCCGTGCCCGCGTCGACGAGCAGAATCGTGCCCGCCTGGATCGAGTTGAGCGGGAGGCCGGACAGCGCGACCGACACCGAACCCGGCGCCGTCGTGATCGCTGCGCCCAACGTGCCCGTGCCGTACAGAACCGGCGTGGCCTGCGTACCCATCGAGTACGCGATCAGCTGCTCGAGGATGCCCGCCTGCGATTCCGGCCGGAACGTCAGCGAGATCTCGAGTGGGCCGGTCGCATCGTACACTTCGTCCGGCGCCCCGCGCGAACCGGGACGCGGGTTGAACACGTTCTTGGTCGTCGGCGTGAACGCTTCCGCGGCGTGGAGCAGCCACGGACCGCCTGCGAGCGTGCCGAACGTCGTCTCTCTTGAGATGATATGCGTAGATAGTTCGCCTACACCTGGAGCGGGCATGGTCTAGTCCTCCGTGAATGCCGGGCGTTCCGGCGGCGCAATGTAGCCGGGATCATCTTGGCCCGGAGCCTCGGCGCCGGGGTCCTGATCGACGATGAACGACGGCTCGGAGTCCGAGAGCTCGACGAAGTGCCCGGTGCGCAGCAGCTCCGCGCCGATCTCTGCCGGCACGTCGCGCTCCTCGTCCCGATCCCAATGGATGCCGCCGGCCAACGACGTGAGGTCGACTGTGCTGATCGACGGAAGCCCGTGCGCGGGCGCGCAACGCACTTTCATGCAGTTCTCCTCTCAGATGATGACATAGGTGTAGACGGTGTACGTGTAGAGGCCGTAGGCCCACACGCGTTCGTTGTCGTCGGAGCCCGCGCGAATATCCCACGAGCGTTGCAGCGACGTGATCTCCGAGCGGAGACCGAGCTTGCCGTTGAGCGTCGGATCGAACAGGCCGTTGTTCACGGTCGAGCGCAGCACGGGGCCGACGCCGTTCCCGTTGCCGTCCGACAGCAAGAGGTCGAGCTGCGCGTTCGCATCGTCGAGGTTGGCGATCTTCGTCACCGAGCCGTTGACGACGGTCGGCACCGACGCGCACGCGCACGCGATCTGGAAGTTGTTCGCGATCTGATGCTTGTGCGTTGCGTACGGCTTCTCGGTGTAGTTGTAGTGCTGCACGCCGATCGCCGGCGACACGTCGCGCCACAGCTGGATGCCGCGCCGCAAGTCCTGGACCGTGGACAGACGGCCGGTCGGCGTCATCTCCGCTTGCAGAACCGCGACGAGCTGGTCCCACATGAGCTTCGACAGCTCGTCGCTCGAGGCTTGAACGGCCACGCTATGCCTCCGGTGTGCCCATGATGTGCGCGGCGAAAATCTTGGCGACCGTATCCGCTAACGGTTCGTCGATCAGCAAAAACGGACGCGGTGGAACGCCCTTCACTGATCGTGCGAAGACGACGGCGCCGCCGAGCTCGAACCGCAGCGCCTTCCCGTTCTTGGCCGTGATCGGACCCTTCCCGGCGTAGACGCCAGTGCCGCCCTGCAAGAGCGCGCCGAGGTTCCAGTTGCCGTCGTCGGTCTTGATGTTCGTGCCGACCTGGATCGAGTTCGGATTGAGCTGCACGACGTTGCCGGGACCGCCGACCGTCAGCGACGACAACAGCCGTCCGGTGACGTGGAGCAGAGAATGCGGAGGACCGACCAACGGCGGCCAGCCGGGACCGCCCGCGTCGATGCGATCCGCCGCGGCCTTTAACGCCGCGATACCGCCGCGTAAGAGCGCCGGCTCCATGTTCTGCGTCGCAGCCTTCATCGCGCGCACGCGCGAAAGCAGCGCGTCGCCGCCGTCGATCGAAACCGTGATCATCGCGGGCCGTGGTAGCTCTTGGGACCAACCTTCAGCCGCGCTTCGAGATGGATCGGCTGCGCGTTCCACACGTAAACTTGCTCGATGCGATACTCCGCGCCGTTCAGCTGCACGACGTCGCCCGATTCGACTGCGGGAAGGTTGCCGTTCGAGTCCGGCGTGATCGCGAGTGTGCCGTCCGCGCTCTGCACCAATCCGGACGGGTCGACGAACGTCATGCCGACTTCGATCTGCACGTCGGCCGCGCCTGAGTAGATCGTCGTTTGCGTCGGCGCACCCGTCGTGTCGGGTCCGGAACGACGAACGATCGTGACCGTTTCCGTATCCGTCAGCCACGGGATCGCGTTGGTTCGCAGTTGCGCGCTCATCGCTGCGGCACACCGAAGGGCAGGTCGGGAAGCGTGAGGCCGACGTTGTACTGGATGATCTCGGACTCGAACGTCGAGCCGTCCGACCACGTCGCGGTCCATTGGATGTAGTACACACCGCCCGTGGGAAAATCGGTCGACGCCTGCGTGATGTACCACGCGGTCAGACCATCGCCCGAGACGCTGCACGCGGTGAACGGGTCCGGATTGTAGCCGGAGCCGGGCTGCGAGACCTGGAGTGAGACGTTCGCGCCGAGCAGGCTCTGGATGTTCCCCGTCTGTCCGGCCTCGGGGTCCCACGTGATCTGGAAGCCGACTTCGCCGGCCTGCATCTTCGACTGAAAGACGATCATCTGGGCCTCCTCAGTCGAACGTGACGGTTGCGGTTTGCGCAACGAGGTTGACCGACACGGTCGCGTGCGCGAACGAGCGCGTGACGAAGTAGCCCGCGCCTAATCCCGTTCCTCCGAAGACCGCATCGCCCGTCGGCGCACCGAGGGCGTTGAAGAAGTCGGCGTACCAGGACGTGTCGACGGTGCCGCTCGGATCGCCGATGATGTTCCCGTTCGCATCGTACTCAAGGACGAGATTGCCGCCGTCGTAGTTATATCCCCACGAGTACTGCACGTAGCTGTACGGGTACATGCCGCACAGGAAATAACCGAGGGCGAACGAGATGGCGTTGGTCGCGCGAGCCGCAACGACGCGCGCGCCGTACGTCGTCGGCCACGTCGGGCCTTTTTCATCGTTGAACCAGAAGCCCGGCCACACTTTCATGATGCCTGGCCAGCCAGTCTTCGCGTACGCGATCCACTGCTGGAGCGTTTGCTTCAGGTAGATCGGCGACGTGCCGTTGCCATTCGGTGCGCCGACCGACGTTTCGTTGAAGCACCCATGCAACGCGTTGCCGTCGAAATACGTCTGTCCCGGCGTGAGCGTCGGAGCGCAGTTGCCCCAGATGAATTTGCCCGCGGGGATCTTCTTGCGCAGCTCCGCGATCATCGCGTATTTGTTCGGGTCGAAGCCGGGGCCGAGAGAGTCGACGAAGACGCCGTCGAACGGGTAGTTCGCGAGCAGCCACGCGACGTCGGTCGACCACGCATCCCTAAACGCTGCGTTCTCGACGTCTTTCCCTTTGACGTACTGACCGCCGTACTCGGCGTACCACGTCTGCAATTCGGGCTGCTGCCAATAGCGATAGAGCTGCGTTCGCTGCTGGTGAAAGCCGACGTAGAAGCCCATGAGGCCGCTGGGGTTGCGCGTCTTGTACGGCGTGTAAAGCGCCGAGACTTGATCTTCCCAGTAGCCCGTCGAGCCCGAATGGATGATGAAGACGATGCTCGGCCAGTTCGATGCAATCGCAGCCTGCTCGCTCGAATCAAATGCGGTGCTCGAGGTCTTGCCGACGAGCGCGCCGGCGGGAATTGTGTCGTCGTTCCACGGCGGAAGAATGAGCGCGGGCGGAGGGGGCGTCGGAGGAACCGGGTAGACGCGGGAGGGCGTCTCCGACGAGACGCCGCCCGATGACGTCATGATCTCTTCCACCGCGCACGGTGCCGAGATCGTTTCCTGCACGACGAGCGGAGCCGTGATGGTCTCGCCGTTCCGATACCGCTTGATCGACGCGGACGCGCCTGCGCTGAGCGAGCCGTGCGAGTTGAAGACCGATGCGGACGCGTTCGCGCTGAGCGACGCGCCTTGCGGTTGCACGACGACGAGCACGGCCGTCGGCGCGCTTGCGAAGTTGGCGTAGGAGACGGTCGTCGTGACGTCGCCGGACACGTAGCCGTTGGATCGGTACACCGCGAGCACCGAGCTCCCGAGCGTCTGAAAATAGTCCGCCAGGTAGCCGGACGGCGTCGCGACGGTCGGCGCCGGTGAGATGTCGCCCGTGCCGAGCACGAAGATGAATGCGAGCGATCCCGACGGCGCCGAGCCGTCGACGCCGAGCGAGATGGTGCCGCCGTCACCAACCGCTTCAGCCGTGCCGAAGATCGGCGTCGACGCGGCGCCGATCAGATCGTAGAGGTACGCTTCGTACGAGCCGCTTGGGAACGTCGAGATCGTCTGCGCGCTGGATTCGCCCGACGTGGCAACCTGATCGACGACGAGCCCGTTGGTTGCCGTCCGCAGCGCCGAGTAGCCCGATCCCGCCGACGGCGCGCCGGCGCAGTGCACGCCGCCGAGTAAGAAGTCGCCCAGGGCAGGCGAGCTAGTGAGATGGACGACAGCGGACGTGCTGCTGCCCTGCGCGCCCGCGCGCTGACTGACGAGCAGCGGCATCGGTCAGAAGATCGTCGCGAGCTTCTGGGGCTTCAGGATCTCTTCGGCCTGCTGCCAGAGCGTCGGCGTTCCCCGGCCGCCCGTTCCCGTCGTCGGACGCCACTTAATCGATTTCCGACCGCTATCGGTCGACGCGATGCCGCGGTTCGCGAGGTTGTTCTGCTCGTACATCTGGCCAAGAGCCAACAGACGAACCGCCTCGCGGATCTCTTGCGGCAACGGCACAGCCGAGGTGTCCGTGAGTGGTGCCGTTTCGGGATAGTACCCGGACGGCGGCACGAGCGACGACACGGTGCCCTGCGTGGCCTCGCCGCCGAACGTCGTGGACGGAATCTCTTGGGCGAAGTTGCACTGCGGCGCGATCACGGCGTTGATGCCGTGATCGTACTGCGTCGGAGATTGCAGATTCACAACCCCGCCGGCCGCAGACGTCACGACGACCGCCTCGGCCAACCCGTTCGCCGACGCGTCGAGGATGAGCGTTTGCCCCGTCGTCGGCATGGTCGATCCGGTGATGTAGATCGACGAGTCGCCTGCGTTGATGCTTTGCGAAAGCGAGAACAGCGTGCCTTGGGTGATGAAGACGCGGTACTTCCACGCGCCGAGCACGGGATTGATGACCGCGAGGATCCCGCCGTTGGCCGAGACGACCGTCTGATACGACGGCATCGTATCGCCCCATTGCGTGCGCGTCGTGATACCCACGACGTACGAGCCCGGCGCGAGACCGTTCAACGGAGCGAGCGTGTCGGAGCCGGTCCAGCTCGGCGCCGTGGCCGGATTGTAGCCGTAGCCCCACCCGTAGGTGATTGCGATCGGCAGTCCGTCGGGGAAGACCGACACGAAGCCGACGCCCTGCAGTTCGAGCGGCGAGTACTGGACGATCTGGGCTTTCGTGTAATCGACGAGCACGCGGTTCGGCGGGACCACGAACCCGACAATGCCGGGCTGCACGAACTGCATCTGCCGCACGTAGAGCAGCGGCCGGCGCCCGATCGGCATGATGTTCGAGCCGTCGCCGTAGAACGTGTCGATCCGCTCTTCGGCCAACTGCGACCGTCGCATGATTGAGTTCGCGGCACCGGACGCGCGCACGAGGATGTCTTGAATCTGCGCGTCCGTGTAGTCCGAAAGATCGTAGTCGAGCGGCATCAACTTGAAGTCAGCTACCGTGACGTACGACTGGTTGCTCAGCAGCAGCCCCATCCTAGTTCGGGTTCACCCAGGACAGCGAAAAGGTCTCGGCCGCGCGCTTGGGCGTCGCGGGCAGCCGGCCGACGACGGCGATCTTGTTGTGCGGGTGCGTAAGGACGAGCCAGGTGACGTCTTGCGCGATCGTCTGCACGGCACGCCTCCTCAGTCCGATTCGGACGGCAACCAGGGATAGGTTCCGACGAACTGCTTGCCGGGATCACCGTCGGCGCGCATCGAGAGCAGCTGATCACTGCGGGCGTTGTCGATCTCTTGTTCTTGCCACGATTTCTCGTGCACGATCGCCACGTTATCGGACCACGCGCCGACCTTCACGCCTTCCAGCGGGGTGACGCTCGAATGTGCGTAGTCCCCGATGTTTTGGTACTCCGGCACGTGCGCGGCGGTCTTCTTGAACAGCCGGTTGTGCGGCGCGTCTTCGTAGACGTGGCCGCCGATCGTCGTCACCCGGCGAAGTTGCCAGAAGTCCTCGTCGCTGGCCACGAGGCGCGGAAGGTTCGCTGCGAAGTCTGGATGCAGTTCTTCGTCCGCATCGAGTATGAGCACCCACGGTCCTTGAGCGAGCTTGACGGCCGCCGGCCGCGAGACTTCTGCGGTGCCGTGGTTGTCGTCGCGGAGCAGCGTGTCGACGATGCTGGCCTGGTAGAGCCCGTAGAGGATGTCGTACGTGTGATCGTTCGAGGCTTGGTCGACGACGAGGACTTCCTGCACGTGCGGCCGGATCGCGCGCACGGTGCGTTCGATGCGGGACGCTTCGTTGCGCACGATCAGCACGGCGGAGATGCTCATACGAGCACGACCTTTCGGCTCGTTCACGCTTCGAGTCGCTCCAGCATCCGCGCCGCCGTGCGGTCCCAATTCCACTCTTCGCCGATCGACTCGGCCTGGGCGGACGCGGTGTCTTGCACCGCGTCGTAGTTCTGGTCGATCTCACGCAACCGATCGACGAGTTCCGTTATGTTCGGCTCGAACCAGTAGGCGCCGTTGCGGAAGTTCCACAGCGGCACGCCCGGCCGGCCGTCGCCGACCCGCGTCGGCACTTTCTTCGCGCTGACCGGAAGGCCGTAGGGCTTGAAGGCCGAGAGCGACGTCGCGTCCGGGTAGATCGTGGGCATCCCGGTCATCATCGCCTGCAAGGGGATGAGCCCGAAGCCTTCACCTCTGCTCGGGTAGATCATCGCGTCGAAGTCGTGGTAGACCGCGCACAGCTGCAGTGTGCGTAGCCGTTCGACGCGCAGCGTCACGCGCGGGTCTTTCGTTTGGATCGATTGCGTCGCGTCCGGCCACGCCGCGCGCACGACGAGTTCGACGTCGGGACGGTCGGGGAACGCTTCGAGGAACGCGTCGATCGCGAGTTGCGCGCCTTTGCGCAGTTCGCCCAGGTGCGTCATGTCGTGCAAGAAGCGCAGCTTCTCGCGGCGCTGCCGGCGCATGGGCGGGAAGTCTTTCGGGTTGACGCCGAGGGAAACGACCTCGATCGGCGCGCGCATCTCGTACTGGCCGAACACCTCGGCGCAGAACGGTGAGGGCACCCAGATTTCATCGACCTTCGCAAGTCCCGCTATCCACTCGTCGGGGATCGCGGTGCTTTCGAACATCGTGAAGCCGATGGTCTTCTTGCGGCCGGTCTTGTACCAGGCCGGGGGCTGCGAGTACCAGATCAGCGCGTCGCCGATCCTGGTGTCGTTGTACGAGCGGTCCGCGATTTCGGTCGCGTTCGAGTGCCCGAAGCGGTTCATGCCGCCGCCTTGCGACGTGCCTCCGACGGAGATGTCGACACCGGCGCGTTGGATCGCGAGCGCCATCTGCTCGGCAGAGTTGCCGTAGCCGTCTTCGCACATAAATGTCGGGCAGCGAAGCCAGACGTGGTTGATCGTCCGTTCGACTTCCGGCGCATCCGTGCGACGAGCGGTCTTGGGCAAGAGGGCCTCCAGGAAACAGAGAGCGAGGCCCGGCCGAAGCCGAGCCCCGCTGCTACCCGTTGAGGGATTAGGTGATCGCCGACTTCACGTTCGGGATCAGGATGCCGTGCGCCGCAACGCGGTGCTCCTGCGTCGCGACGTTGTTGATCATCTTCTTAACCGACGTGTCGGTCTTGGCAAGCGGCGTCGCGCCGAACTTGATCAGCTCGGCGTATTTGACCGCGGACTTGTTGTAGAGGATGATCGCCGGGTTGGTGAGGTACGGGTTGAACGTCGGCGAGAGGTTCGGCTCCAGCTCGACCTTCACGACGCCGTAGCCCGTGTTGTACCACCCGACCTGATTGCCGGCGACAAGACCGGACACGCCGTCGGGACCGGTTGCGGCGAGCTGCACGATCGGACGCGCGGCGCCGTTGGCGACGTACGAGTTGACGTCGACGATCAGCTCCGGCGGGGTGAGCATCGTGTCCGCGAACACCGTCGGGAACTGCTCGGCCGACAGACGCGCGCCGTCCTTGATGAACGTCTCGGACATGTTCACGGCCGTCGCGGACGTGCCGCCCGTGTTGACGACGATGCCGGACGCGTTGATCCACTTCAGCAAGCCGTCGAACTGGCCGCCAGCGAAGCCTTGCGGATTCGACGAGTCGCCCGAGATCTGCATCCATTCGATGAAGTCGAGCGTGTCGAGCGAGCAGAGCATGGTTTCGAGGTCCATCGCCTCGGCGAGGAGGCGAACTTCTTCGCCCGTCTCCAGCTGCCACTTGCCGCCGCCGTACCACACGGCGGTCATGAGGTCCGTCACCTGCGCGGTGAGGCCCATGAGGCACGTGACATTCTGCGGACGGGTCGGCGCCTTCGCCGCGGTGGCCGGCAGGGTACCGTCGGCGTACGACGGCACCGTTGCGCCGCCTTGACCGGCGACGCCGTTGCGGCCCTGCTCGACCCACTGGTGGATCGTGTTCGTCGCGGCGATGCGTTCGGCGTATTGCGACACCGGACGCGGACGCGTCGAGAGCAGGCTGATCATCGGGGAAAGGTCCTGACGAGCGAAGTTGGCGCCGAGAACCGTGTCGAGCGCGGCCTTCTGTACGAACTGCATCCGAGCAACCTCCAAAAACCCGCGCACCTTAGGTGCCGGGTCAGATGGGTGTGAGAAAGCGCGCGCTGGTTAGGCGTGCGAGGTCGTTGCGCTTCGTTGCGCGTCGACGAGGGCGTGGAACGCTTTGTCGGGCGGGGTGTGCGGATCGAGGGTGGGCAGCGGCGCGACGCCGCCGCGGGTGCTGAACACGGGGTTCGGATCGCCGCCGGGCCGCGCGACGGTGGGGAGCGCGCCGGGCGACGAGTTCGCGCGCGCGCCGATCACCGCGGCGATGGCGGCGTTGGCCTCGTCGAGCGCGTCTTGGCCGGCCTTCTTCGCAGGCGCGGGTTCCGGCGCCGGCGCAGGCGATGCGGGCGCGGCCTTCTCGATCGCGTCGAGCCGCGTGACGATCGGCGCGAGCGCCTTCTGCATGATCGCCGCGAAGTCGGGCAGCGCGCCGCCCTTGTTTGCGTCGTCGCTGATCTCGACGTCGAACTTCTTGGCCGCGGCCTTGATCTTCGCTTTCACCTTGGCGAGATCGTCGGACGAGTACTTCGATGCGTTCGAGTCCTTGTTGATGTACGACCAGGCCGAACGGACGTGATCGGCGGTGTCTATCGGATACCGCTGCTTCTTGTCGTCCTGGTAGCCCGGATCGGCGTACTCGACGTCGCCGTACGGCTCTTTGTCGGCCTTGAGCACGAGCTGGCCGTCTTCGTCGACGTCGTACTTCGCCGGGTCGTACGCATCGGCGGCTTTGGTCGTGACGAGCGTCTTGGCGGGACCGCCCTTCGCGTCGTCGTCGCCCTCGCCGTCCTTCGCGCCCTGCTGCGACTCCTTATCGGCTTTCGAGTCGCCGTTGGCCGGAGCGTTGGCCGTGTTCGTCAGCTGCGCGTGCGCGTCGAGAATTTTGTTCGCGTGGTCCTTGATCGAGTCGAGCTGCTTCATGTCGGCCGCGCTGTGCCGCGCTCCGGCCTTGCGGCCCATGCCGCCCGAGCAGATGTCCTCGAACGCAGTCTTGAAACTGTCGATCAGCTTCACGACAGCGACGGAACGCGCTTCGTCGTTGGTCATCCACACGGCGGACTGCAGATCGTAGTACGTCGCGGAGAGCAGCTCGTAAATGAGCTGGTAGTCTTGCGCGCCGTCGCCGTCGCCGTCGATGTTGTCCGGCACGTCGTCCAAGACGACGCCCCAGCCCTTCAGCACGGAACGCAGCGCGGTGCGCCAGCTCTTCGTGTCGGTCGGACCGCCCTTGGTGCCGAGGATCATCGCCTCGGGGTTGCGCGGACCCCAGGCTTTGCCGTCCGGGCCAGTCTTGTAGATCAGCGACATCTCGTCGAGCTTCTTGCCCGACAGTTTCACGACGGGCGGCACGGTTACGCCACCTGCTTCTGCACGAACGCGCCCCACGAGAAGCCGACCAGTTCACCGGCCTTGTGCGCCTCGAGGATCGACGCGTCGTCGGGCTTGATGCCGATGAACCAGTGCGTCGGCTCGCCCTTGAAGCTGATGCCGACGACTTCCGCCTTCGGATCGAGCACTTCACCGGCTTTCAGCGCGCGCACGGTTTCGCCGTCCTGGATCAGCGGGATGCCGGTCCACGATTCGGCGAGCTGCACCTTGACGTACTCGGTGTGGTTCGCCTTGAACGTGCGCTGCGTCGACGCCACGAAGTCGTGGGCGAACGACATGAGCGACGGCTGTTCGAGCTGCTCGTTGTCGAGGTCGACGTTGACCGACGCCGCGACGCCGTAGATCACGCCCGAGTTCGCGCCCGTTCCGGCTTTGACGGTTGCGAACGCGACGGGCGTTGCGCCGCCTTTGCCTTCCTGCGTCGGGGCCGTTGCTTGGGCTTGGGTTGCCGCGGCCGCGGCTTCGCGCGCGCTGCGAACGACGTCGATCGGGGAAGCCGTGCGGGAGTCGATGTTCATGACGAAGGTCCTCCGTGAGACCCCAGCACAAGACGCTGGCGCCCGGTCAGTTCGGTACGGCATGCCGCCGCTACGCGGTGAAGATGGGGCATGCACGGACACACGAAGCGCAGCACGTCGGCGTTCATGACGTGCACACGTTCGCAGTCCGGACACTTGGAAGCGACGTTGCGCTGCGGATCGCTTTCGTCGCGCGCGCCGTCGGCGCTCATCAGCTTAGCGACGAACGCTGCTTGCAAAAAACGCACTTCGTGAGACGTAAGTAGGCCGAAACGACGCTTCGCTACGAGCCTGTCGGCGTTCTCTTTGATCTGCGCCGCGATCTCGGGGCGAAAGTGATAACAGACGGAGTTCATTGCGGGTGTTCGAGCGCGTGGCTGCCGTCGGTCGCGGTCGTCTGACCGAACCACACGGCGCCGTGACGCGGACGCACGCTGACGATGCTCGCGAAGTTACGCTCGTCGTAGGGCACCATCGCTGCAGCGCCGCTGACGAGGGGCGCTGCGACCGGCCCCGATTGCTTGCCGCCCTGCACAACGGTGAGATGCACCGCCGATACTCCGAGCATCTGCTGCGCGGCGACAGTAGTCGAGAACAGCGATTTCACGCGCGTAAGCCGGTCGGCTTGATCAACCTCCGGACCGAAGTCGAACGGCTGCGATCCGTCGCCCGTGAGCCTCCAGCCCATCGCGTTGCCGTCGGCGTCCTGATCGATCGCGAGCGAGAACCCGCGCGGATGGAGCACTTCCCGATTGATGAGCCAGAGCAACCCGGTGTCGCGGAGCGCCGCGAACGACCAGAGCGTTTCTCCGTCCGGCTGCATCCTAAACCGTGTGCGCCCGATTGGGAACGCGGCGCGCTTGTTCCGCTTGGAGGTGGGCGACGACGTACGCGCGATTTTTCCCGGCCCGCTCTTGTTGGATCGCCTGGTCGAAATAGAGCCACATCTCTTCGCCGCCTGTGAAGGTCGTCGTCGGGCCCGCCGGGTCTGCAGCCATCACTCCTCCTCTTGGTTTCCTTGACGCGCGGTTGCGCGTTCTTCGTCGGTGCCGCGATGCGAGCCGAGGTCCTTATCCTCCGGGATGAGCACGCATCGGCAGTTGGGATGAAGCGGCGGAACGTCTTCCATGTCCGCAAGCACGAAAATCTGATCATCGTAGTCGGCGCACTCGTCGCACGGCTCGGCGGCTTGCCACCGCACCTTCTCGATGCCAGCGGCTTCGTAGAGCGCGATCTGCCCGTCCACGGCCGCACGCTGCAGCTCGGTGCGCGCGACCATGAGCGCCCAGTCGCTCGCGTCCATCGTCTTGTTGTCCGACGTGATGCCGGCCGCGACGATCGCCTTCGCAAGCGCCTTCGAGGACTGGCCGTCGATCATCGCCTGGGTCACGAGCGCGTCGAGGGCGTCCTTGTCGCGCTGCACAAGGATGCTGCCGACGTTCTGCGACGCTTCTTGTGCTGCGTCGAGCGCCCACGTCGGCACGACGTCGAAGCCGCTTTCGAGGTGCAGCATGTCGCGCACGAAGTCGAAACTAATCTCGACGATCGCTCCCAACTGCGAGTAGATGACGTCGGCGTACGCGGAGGCGTCGTCGTCGCCGAGCGCCGCGATCTCCGTTTGCAGCCGCTTCAGCTGCGCCGCGGTGAGCGCCGCCTCTTCGTTCGGGTCGGCCTTCTCGGTGGTGCCGGCGATCTTGGCGAGCACCTCGTTGCGCTTGGCGAGCAGTTTCGCGACGAACCGCTTCGCCCGTTTCGCAACGAGCGCGTCAGTATCGGAGGCGAGATCGGCGAAAGCGGGCCGCGCCCTTCTGGGCCACCTCGTTGTGCGTCGAGACCGCGCCTTGCGCTGCCGAATGCACGGTGCCCGCGTCGCCTTGCGGCGGAGTTGCGGGCAAGCCGGTGTCTTCGGACGGATTCAGCGGCTCGTCCCCAATCACGCCCTGTGCGGAATGAGCGGTGATGAAGAGCGGCGCGTCCATGTCGTACTTCGGGTCATCAATCGCCGGGAGGTTCGCGAGCCGGCGCGCTTCGTTGCCGGTGCCGCCGAACTGCACGAGCAGTTGGGCACTCTGGAAGCGATCAAGGCGCACGCGGTTGCGGCGCTTCGGGACGATCGACAGATCCGGGATGCCGAACTCGTCGCGCAAGATCGCCATCGTCAGCCGTTCGTAAATCAGCTCTTCGCACGGCAGCACGGCGAACGTCTCGAAGAACTCGCGGTCATCGCCCTTACCCGACGAGCCCAGAGCGTTGCCGCTGTACGTGACCATGCCGACCGGCACGCGGTAGACGCCGCAGACGTCTTCACGATTGAGCTTCGCGCCGTTGATGAAGTCGGCGTCGTCCTTGCCCGCCTGCGGCTTGTTGAGCAGATTCCACTTGCCGGGCAGCAGTAGGGTCTTGTACGCGTTATCGGCGCCGGTCCGCGACGTGCGGATCTCTTCCTTCGCCTTCATAAAGTCGTCTTCGGAAATGTCCTCGCCCGACATCACCAGGCCGACCTTCGAGCCCAATCGCCCGTAGGCTTCGCGATAGCGGCGCTGGCTCATATCGACGGCGAGGGTCAGATCGAGCGCTTCCAGCGGTGAGGCGAACGACGACAACGCGTCACCGCCGCTTGAGCTGAAGAACACGATGTCCTCGGGCTTCACGACGTCGGGGACGTAGGTCGGATCCCAAACGCCCGACGCACTGCGCCGACGGATGATATACGCGAGGATTTCCGTGCCGGCCGCGTTGACGCGCGCGGTCAGCGTGCGCGGATCCACGCGCTCGAGCGCTACGATCGTGCGGCCCGCACGCTTCTTGCGCAGCGCAGCGAATCCGTAGGTGCGCAGATCGAACGCGAGCTGGAATCGGCGCGCGCGTTCGGTCGTCGTCGCGGAGGCGTTCTCAAAAAACGTGCGGATCGCACCGACGCGCGAATCGTCGCTCGGTGAGAGCGGACGGGCTTCCTCGGCGTCGCTCGGCGCAACGTCCCAGCCGTCGGAGCCGACAGCGTCTGCAATCAGCGTGATGCACGTGTTGACGTACGGGTGCGACGTCGCGAGCATCCAGTACACTTCGAGGTCGGGAACGCGCGCGGACGCACCGGACGAGATGACCGAGGAAACGGTGGCGTCGCCCGAGAGCGCCGGGCCCATGCCCTCGAGCCCGATGCCGCCGATCCCGCCGGCTTTCTTGGTCGACACCGGCTGGCCTGACGGGCCCAGGAGCATCGGTACGGACATGCTCCCTCCCTTCAGACGCTTTCAGGCGACCAGGACGCGCTTCGTCCGAGATGCTCGAGCGCGATCGACGTCGTGTCGACGAGGTCGTTCGGCTTGGCGGGGAATCGTATGTGCTCTTCGATCCACTCGTCGACCCACTCGCCCTCAGCCGGCAGATGGATGCGACCGCCTTCGAAGGCTGCGCTCGCGGCCTCCGCTCGAGACTCTTTCGAGCCCTTCGCCGGCACGCCGATGATCGAGATCGACGTCGAGCGCCTCAGCTCTTGGATCAGCGCCATGCCCGACGCAGCATCTTCGATAAGCAGTTTGCGCGGACGATGACGGGCGACGAACGACAGCACTTTGGCCTTCAGATCGGGATACTCGACCCGATCGGCCCATGCGTGCAACGGGTAGTAGCCGTCGCGCGCTTTGCCCCAAAGGGTGATGGCGGACCGGCTGTTGCCGACGCCTTCTTTCCACGCACCGTCGAGCGCGGCGACCGTCGTCGAGAACGGCGGCGGTTCGTTGTAGCGCTCGTTGAGATCAAACCACGGACGCTTGAAGATAGCGCCGTCGCGCGCAGTCGGACGCTGCTGCACGAGCGCGTCGAACTGCCGGCGGCTGATCTCGCCCGTCTCCGGACGTGGTAACGGCGGCCCTTCCGGCCACAAGACGTCGCCCTTCGCGCGGCCGATCGCGTCGGGCCGTTCGTCAGTCGGATCGGCGAACCCCGGAAGCTCAAGCAGCGTCCAGTTCTTGCCGTCCGGGGTGTTGAGGATCCGG